TTAATTTAACAGGCCGCTGTGACGGTATAAATCCACGGTTTCTTGTGCAAAATCCAACGGGTAACCTAAATACTCACATAACATCCACGCTTCAAATGGCTGATTTTCATACTCTTGTGCAATCTTTATCATAGTTTCTTCGCTAGTCATATACTTAATAACTGCTTCGCGAGCAACAACTTCATCATTATGCGCTAAGCTTGTATTATAGTCTAAATGATTCCCAATGTCTGAAATCGCATGATGAAATTCCTCTACCAAAGTACGCGCCTTTTCAAAAATGGGTAGCGTTTTATCAATAAATATATACGCTTTATCTTCCTTAAGATAGGCAACACCATCTAATCCCGAATTTTCTTTTAAAGGCATTGTATCTAAAATAACGGGTGTCATCCCTAACTCTAATAAATCATTTTCTACTCTTATCAAGAGATTATCATAGCTATCTGTTCCCATTCCGATCCTCATAATTAGCAATCAGGCCCTCAATGTATGACTTAGCACGATCAATGACACGTGCTCGCTCTTCATCTGGTAAACCTGAAATGTCTATTCCCCAATGTGCTGCCATTAATACTGGTTCATCAGTCATCATCGTTTTTGAAACTTGACTTGGTTCTTCAACAAGATCTGATTTTGCAATTTTAAAATATTCGGCCATGGCCTCGATCTTATCAATTCTTGGATATGTTTTACCATTTGACCAATCCGAAATTGTTGCTGTTGATACGCCAATTATTTCGGCCAAATGTGCTGCTGTTATCTCATTTTGTTTAATATAACGTTTAATGTTTCGGCCCATCGTGGCCTTTCCTTCGGATGATGCCATTGTATTCACCTTTTCTGTTATAAATTTATATTATTATAGTTTTTATTATAAAGGTAAACTTAACTAACTGCAAGGTTTAACCTAATGATACTTCATTAAGCATTTTATTTCTATTGCTAATACGAATCTATTGGTTTATAATTGTTATTTGTTATGGACCTGTAGTGTAATGGATATCACGTTGGATTCCGGTTCCGGAGATGAGGGTTCGATTCCCCCCAGGTCCATTTTATAGATGCTATAAACGTTGATATAAAGGCATTTACATTGTCCCTAGTGGCAAATTAGTGGCAAATCTGTTTTTGGTTTGTCAGTTAATAATTTGAGCCTGTTGAACGATTATTAATTTAGTCGCTCAATAGGCTTTTTGTTTATCAATACAATTTGATTGGTTTACTATCTGCTTATATATAGGTAGAAAACACAAAAAAAGCCCCACCAGTCGCAATGACCAGTGGGGTTTTTAACTTGATAAATGTCTTTTTATGCACACAATTATTATGATTAATTCCTTTAGGAAAAAAGGTATCAAGTCAAATAAATTATAATTTATTTATAGTTTATTTACAACTAGATTCATTTATAAAGTGGTCTAAATCAACCAGTTTAACAAGTTATGTGAATATCTTTATTTAGCTAACAGTGATTTAGCACTATACCAAATCATACCATAATCACCTTCTTTGATACCTGCTCCATTCGAATTGTTGTCGTATTTATCAATCGTCCCATAGTCATAACCACGCATAAATTTTACGTTATCACCTACGCGAGTTGCTGCATAGTTACCACGAGTCACATTATCCAACATTGCTAGCGGAATACCATTAGCCGTCCATGAGGCGTCTTTACCACCAGCCAAGTCGTAATTGATTGCTTGCCACATACCATTGACAAAGGTAATCTTGTCCACACGGAAGCTCTTATAGGCCGTGAAACGATTACCAGCATTCTTAAACTTCTTGATTGCAGAAGTATCATGATTTACAGCAGGTTTAATAGGCTTAGTTGGTGTCACATTAGGTACAATAGCATCCTTATCAGTTCCTGCTGTAAAGAAATTATCATACAAGATATTGGCATCAAATACACCCAATGAACTGGCAAAAGTTTGCTTGCTTGTCCATTGCCAAGCATGTTCAGTTGAATAATGTTTCATGTCAGCAGTTGGTACATATGGATATTGAGCGATCCATGCCTTTTCACCGTCTGGTGATACTGAAATGGCTGAACCACCTGTATACGTCGTTGAGCGATAACCACCATAACGGGCTACCTCCGCCTCAAATGCACGAGCAATAGGTTGCATTGCTCGTCCCATAGCGATTTGGTTTTGGTTCTCAATATCAACAGCTAGTACAGCGCCAACAGGTAATCCATCAGCTTTGGCCATGTTGACTGCGTATTGTGCTTCTTGAATGGCACCAGCCACCGTTGTTGATCGTAAATAATGGTACCCGTTGATATAAACACCTGCTTGTTGTGCAGCTGCAATGTTTCCTTTAGCAGTCCAATCGTGGAAACCGACACCCTCACTAATTTTTGTGGTAATGGCTTTAAGTCCGTAGTTATTACGCATGTAAGTGAATTCTGGTGACGTCATGGCTCCATTATGATTAGAAACATCAATCATGTCTACACGTGGCGTATCAGCATGTACGTTTGTTTCACCAATACCACCTAATGCAAAAACTGTACCTAAGACAACCAAGGTTGTTTTTAATTTATTCATTGGTCATTCCTTTCATTTTTGTGACCGCCGTTTCAATAGCATCGTTAAGTTCTTCTGATGTAAATAAATGTGCTTTATCCAATGTCACTAGATAATCAACGATATATTTCAGTGCGTTAGCTTTCTTTTCAGCGCCAACAGTTGAACTTTGTTCTGCCCAATTTACAGCTGATTCAGCTAATACCAATAAATCACTGACTTTTTTATTTCCTGTAAATCGACGTTTTAAGATAAAAATTAGCCAAATTAAAAGCACTGGTGCAATACCTGATTGCCACAGTGCTAATGCTAAATGCGTAAATTCATTATTCAATTGTCTGTGATTCCCTTTCTTTGTGTAGCTCACTTGCCTCTTTAACGTACGCTGTGTTTCCATCACGGATTGATAACTCGCGAACATGCATATTAATCACTTCGCCAGTCCCATTGCCACCTAATCGCTCGTGATATGCTTCGTACAAATAGTTAAAGTTATTCACTTCGTCAATCGTTGCATACCCTTGATTTAGTAATCGGTTACCTTCATCGTAAATACGATCATGCAAACTTGCTATCAATGATTGCTTAACAATTTCAATATCTTCAATGACTGCTGCATGTTCCCGCTCGTACGTTTCAATTACTGGCTTATTAGCTTCTGATATTGCCATTGCTAGTCTCTCGGTCTTACTATGCTGCCTACGCTGTAACCAGTCACGAATTAATTTGAATATTGGCCAAGCTGACACAGTTCCAATGATTCCAAAAATCGTACCGATTTCAGTTAGATATTGTTCTAATTGATTCATTATTCAGTTGGCACCTCATCTTCATCAGTATTTTCAGCTCTATCAGACACCAACTTTTGTATTTTAACTTTTGCGGCAGTTTTAATATCATCTTCTGATGACGTCATAGAAATGCCGTCCTCTTTTGTAACCTGTACACTACCATTTAAACGATTAGGATAGGTACCTGCATCAAATGAAACCGAAGCATAATTCAAATCTAACTTTCCGTTAACAAAACCTACTTGCAAATCTCCTACCGTGATATTCATGATTATTTCTCCTCTTCTGTTTCTAGGGCATCAAAAAATGCGTCAAAAGCTTCTGCATATTGTGGGTCAATTTCTCCATCCCATTTAGCAAAATATTCTTTTAACGCATTCATTAGTGTTGGTTGATTTAGTTCAATCGTTACTTGTTCGTTTAGCAATACTGCGTGTTCGTCATTGTAACCATCAGGCACAACACCGTCAGTCCAACTGATTTGTCCTTGTTCGGTTACTTCACCACCGAAGTCCGTTACTAATTGTCTTTCGCCTTCTGATAATTCCTTTAACGAATCATTCAGCGATTTAACTAACTTAGTCCGTGCTCGGCTGATTTGTGCCGGCAATGTCAGCGTCTGTAAAAAATTCCCTATTTGTATTAGTTCAGCATTCTTAAAATTCATTTTTATTCTCCTTTTTACCAACCACCAGAAGCTGCTTTTAACACAACTGATAGTGGGTATACTGTGTTTTTATATAAGAAATACAACTCCGTGCTACCAAATAAAATACCAGGCCCGTCATCCTGTTTTTGATTACCAAATATCCCTGGATATGTCGTCCCATTATATTCTGTTGCACCAAAATAAAGGCCTTGATAAGCTCCGTTTGGAAACATCATGACATCTGAATGAAATTCCGTGTGGTCCCAAAAATGCCAACCAGGCAAATGTTTTGCACCACCTGCCAAAAGCTCGTTTTCCCAAGTTAGCAAAGGCATTCCTGTTGGTATATTCCAGCCATCGCTAACAGAGAACATGAAACCATCGCCTCCGTGTTTGGCAGCATCAGCAGGATGACCACCTTGGGTCTTCCAACCGTCAAGGTACATAATCAAATAGTCTTGATTGTCTCTACCCACAACCGTACCGTGCTTCAAACCACCAATATGTTCGGGGATTTTAGTAGTGTTATTATACACTGTCATATCAATTTGTCCTTCTGATATAACAGTGCTGCTTCGATGCGAGTTAGTATAAAATGATACGTTATTAGCATTGACAACTACCTGGTTACTATAAGCATCACTCCAATAACTCTTAATAAAATTCGTGATATTACCCGATAAGCTACTTACGTCTAAGTTGATGACATTAATTTTTGCAGCGTTGATAGTACCCGTCGTGATATTACTTGCGTTTAGATTTTTAAAATTACCTCCCTTAGCGTAAAAATCAGCTGTAACAGTCGTGTTACCCTGCAAAGTAATGTTCTTATTAATCAACGCCATATTATTGTTATCAGCTACGATACCACTAGTTATCTTACCTAGATTATCAGCCAATCCAATCGACCAATTGTCTTTGAACAATTGCAATACTGTCGATGAATTAGTGGCACTACCCGGCATATATGGCATAGCTTTATTTGTAAAACTAAGCATCGGCTTAGTGAGATAGGCTGTTACTTTTTCGCTTGCTACGAATGCAATCGTTAATGAAGTAGCCTTATCAGGAATATCAATACCTTCAATCTTTTTAATATTCCAACCGGTCCCTTTGTCTGACCAATCAGCTGTGATTGATTTACCAATGGTATTACCAGATGAGTCAACAAAACTCATTGATACTGTTTGTGTTCCAGCGCTTTCAGAAGTCCTTGCTTGCCAGCTTAGCGAAATAGTACCTCTAGCTCCTGGCGTACTGGCTAAAGCTACTTTTTGCGACAGTGATGCCATTGATGCATTATCACTCTGCGTATTGAAACCAACAGTTATTTTATTAGCCGTTTTATCAAAATATGAACGATAGGGCTTTTTACCGCCTAAAAAGTTGTCTACTGACCAACCTGATAAATCGGGATTAAAATCAGAATTCACTAACATGTTAGGTGTACCTACCCCTAGTAAAATACCGTCGGCCTTTTGGTCAAAGTAACTTTGATAACCTTTTTCAACCGATGTAACACGTTGATCAATTAAATTAGTCAATTGCGTACGAGTCGTATTGTCGCCGTTCTTACGGTCTTCAATTTCAGTTGTAACTTGACCAGCTGTTTGCGTTTGGGTGGACTGAATATCTGAAATATCGCCTTGCATATGGTTAACAGTCGTTTGCGTACCATTTGCAGTGGTAATAGCAGTAGTTGCATCTTTTTGAGCGGCGACTGCTTTACCGTCTGCTGTACTTGCAGCTGTTTTTGCTTGAACAGCGATACTTTGCCCATCGCTTGCTAAATTCCATGTTGCTGAAAGACCTTTGCTAGGGTCATCAACTAGTCCATGAATACCGTCAACGTCAAGTTCTAATGCAGTTACACGGGCATTGTTGTTGTAGTTACCTGGGACGTAATCTCCAATTGTATTGGCGAATACTAGCATAGGCTTATTGAGGTATGCCCTAGTGCCTTCACGAGCCTGAAAGTATAAATTAACGGTACTTGCATTATCCGGTACAGTAATATTTTCCCATTTAATTTCGTGCCAAGTGCCGTCAAGACTTGTGTCTGCCCAACTGCGATATACATCACTAATATCCGAATTATTTGAATCCCTGAATAATAATCGAACATTATCGTAATTATTATTTTGTAGCGTTCTAACTAACCACTTTAACGAAACTACCCTATCGGTACTACTACCAAGTATTACTGTTTGTATGAGTCGTATCGTAGAACCAGATCTTGCAGCAGTTGAGTTAAAACCTACTGTTATTGAACCAGCCCCGCCTCGTGCATACGAACGGTACGGGACTTTTGAACCATCAGTTGAATCAGTTATCCACCCTTGCAAATCAGGAGTAAACTCCGTATTCATCAACTGATTAACTTGACCTTGCGTATTAGCTTTCGCCTGCAACTCGGTAACGGTCTGCGATATGCTATTAATCGTTTGTTGCTGTACAGAGTATTTACCACTTAAATCGCCAGTCGTTTTATCAAAGTCAGTCTGGTTAACCTTGGAAGTAATCTGATTGTTTAGCGCATTGATACTTGCGGTATTCTCAGAAACTTTCTTATCGTTTGCTGTTTCATACTTAGTAACTTCGGTAGTCACAGCATCAGCTGTTGTTTTAACGTTTCCATACTTTGTTGTTAAATCACCAGTAACCGTATCGAAATTAGTCTGACTGACTTTAGTATCAATTGCTTTACTATTAGCAGTGATTGCCGCAGCCTGTGAACTAAATTTGCCATCAACTGTTGATTGATAATTCTTAATGCTTAGCGCAGCACTATCAGCAGTCAATGTAGCAGAACCAACTGCCTTATCTAATTGACCCGTCTTAGTATCATAAGTTGTTTGGTCAACTTTCGCTTTTAAACCATCAAGTGCTTGTGTTGCTGCTGTTTGTGCTGTCTTAATCTTACCGTCTGCATCAGATTTATTCTGTGAGATTGTGAGGTTAATAGAATCAGCCGTATCAGTAATTTGCTTCTTGACCACACCGTCGGCAGTTTTTGCCGCCTCAATCGCTTCTGACTTAGCCACTGAAATATCATCAGTCAAATCAGACTTAGCTGTTGTTAACGCAGAATTAGCGCTACTCAATGCACTAGCTGCTTGTGCTTTACCATATGCTGCTGCACTGTTAGCCATGCTATCTGCGTGCGTTGCTGCACTTGTTGCCATGCTAGTTGATTGCTTAAACATATCGGCACGTTCAGCAGCTGCACTGCTTAATGCAACATTAGCCTCCGACTGAAATGCTGCAGCTTCACTAGCTTGCTTCTCGTTCAACTCATCAGTGTGCTTATTAGCTGTTGCAATGGCTTCTTCCACACCTGCAGCAATCTGCTCGCCTGTGTCAGGGTCTAAGCGTTTTACCCACTTAAACGAGCCATCGGGCAATTTGGTGTAAATGTACATCGCTTTACCGTCGCCAGTTTGAACGAAAGCTAAATCACCTTCGTTTGCTGTTTTGGGTAAATTTTCTTCGCCGTCAATATTATCGTAGATTGTGTTTTTACTAGTCGAAGAAATAACTGCTTGAATTGCTGCATCTTTGGCAGTTTGTGCATTTTCGTAAGCACTCTGTACTTTTTGCGTTAATGCAGCATTAGCATCTTGATACTTCTTAGTAACGCCAACGTCGCCACAGGTAACAGTGTATGAAATGCGCGTGCCGTCTTCTGCAAATTCATCATCAACGCTAATAATACGTATCTTTTGCTTGAAGTCTAAATGCTCATCAACTGCAAGCAACCAATCACCAACATTAGCCATCTTATAGGGATAACCTGCAGCAGTTAGATCATATAGCGACAATTTAACCGATACAGCAAAACTGCTATCAACCTTATCCTTAACAGCCGATAGCAAGTTATCTTTCACTGTGTAACGTTCATCAACGATTGGTTCAGCATGTAGCTTACCAAAAGCCTTAGCTAACGGACTGGTGTACGTGACGTGCAAACGTGGACCCTTTTGATTCTCTTTATCATCGTAAGCACCAAAGCCTTCGCCATATGTAGCGAAATTGGCATTGTCATTTTCCAACGTCATATCTGACAAGTTAAAACCATGCCGTACAATGGTAGACAAATCACTACCAACGTTTTTGAAGATTGAAATAAGCGTGCCATTAATCTCAAATTCAGCACCCATTGAACTGATTGCATCATTGAATAAGCTTAGCTTATTTTTCATCCCCCAGTTTTCTTTTTCAAATGCTTTGGGGTCAAAATTCAAAGCGTAGGTGTAACCAGTGTCTTTAAAGATTTCATCTAAATAGAACCTAGCAACGTGACTATTTGAGTAACTGTTGTACAGCACACTCTTCGTCATGTCCCAAAAGAATTTGTGAATGGCATCAATCTCAACAGTGTTGTTGTTATCGTTGCGTTCAAAATAAGTCACCACATAAGGCTCGTTATCGAACTCCAACGACCAACCTTTGTCAATCTTGTTAAGTACATCATCCCCTTGTGTAATTGTTGCTGATAGTGACTTCTCGCCATTCAGCGCACTCTTGCGCTTAACAGAACCGACTGCAAGGAACACATCACCATTGATATTTTTAAATTTAATCATAAGTAAAGCTCCTTATAATTGTGTATTTCAATCGTGCCTTTTACTGAACACGTAACGCTGTTACCGTTGAATGGATCTAGCACAAAATATTCAGCGTTTGTATCGTCATTAACATTTAAGCTATTTTTCAAATTATAAACACCTCCTATCTTGAATGTATCTCCAACAGCGACAGGACCACGGTAAGTCCAGGTACGATTGCCGATTTTAAGGGTTAGATTAGTTGCTACTTCATCCGATTTGAATTGCACATAAAAAGGCACTTCAAGCTGAGATGCCTGTACGGTGCCTTGATACGCAATTTTATTAGTAATAGTGGCTGTCTTTGGCTTAGTCTCGCCAAACGGTAGTACAGCTGTAACAAAGTTAATGCTCAACTTGTACAGTTGCTTACCACCGATTAACCCTTGAAATTCTGGTTGGAAAGTATCTTCTAAAATTACATAGAAGCGCTTAGTACTTTCTGAACCACCAGATTGACCTATCTTATCCCCCTTAGTTTGACCAGGTCGCTCAAAGCTGTACATCTCATCATCTGAATAGATAGGTGTAATATAAAACGGATTCGTGCTATTAAACAACTGGTATAACTGATTACGCTTTGTTTCATAATCAGATTGACTAGTTGCCGTTAAGTATCCTGTGTACGTTAGTTTCTTTTCGTCGTAATCACTACCAAAGCTTAACTTGCCGTTACGTCCTTTAAACGATAGCGTGTTTGGTGTCAAACTAGGCATACTCTCATCAATGTCAGTTGTAAGAATATTCTTACTACTTAATTTGATGTTCAGACTGCCGTTATTAACTAATAAGTCCATTACATACCTCCATTCATGAATTGTGTCATTGATTGACGTCTTGCATTTTTGCTGTTAACTGTTGTGGTAATCTTATCGCCTACAATTTCGTTATAAACTTCAAATACAGGTGATTGTGCTGCTTGTTCTTTAACGTCATCATCTAACGTTTCCAAACTGCCGTTAATCCTACCTGCAACTGCTGAACTACTTGCAGTTAGTCGTGCGTTCGCTTCGTACTTTTGATTATCAAATTGATCCGCAATTGCACTGGCATATCCAACGACATCACGTTGTACTGTTGCAAAGTTAGCGTTCAATGACTTGCCAAAGCCACCCATGATAGCTTTACCAGCTGGAATAAGCAAGCGACGGTCGTAACTAATCGGTCCTTTGTGCTTCTTAATCCATGAACCGATACCACCAACGAAACTTTTTACTCTACCCCATGCAGCTTGTAGTCCGCCCATGAAACTGTTCATAATTGCTCGACCGGCTGCGCCTAAGTTGATATTGGCTAGTGAATGGAATGCTGATTTAATACCCGATACAACGCTACTTGCTGCCGACTTCATAGCATTCCATGCGCTAGTTGCTGCTGACCGCATAGCATTAACAGCTGATGAAACAACAGACTTCGCAGCATTGATACCACTTGAAATAACTGATTTAATCGCATTCCAAGTAGAACTTGTTACTGACTTAATAGCGTTCCAAACGCTAGTTACAACTGATTTAACGGCATTAACGACACTTGAGACAACTGATTTAATGCCGTTCCAGACCGAACTGGTTAAACTTTTAATACTATTCCACGTTGAGCTAGTAACGCTCTTAATGGCGTTCCATACTGACGAAACAACAGATTTAACTGATTTAACAACTGATGAAATAGCTGATTTAATACCATTCCAAACTGAACTTGTAACTGATTTAATTGTGTTCCAAACTGAACTTGTTATGCTTTTAATGCCATTCCATACCGAAGTGACGATTGGTTTAACCGCATTGACAGCCGTTGTTATTGCTGTTTTAATGGCATTCCATACAGTAGTCGCGACCGAAACAATACTGTTCCAAATCGTCGATAAAAAAGTAGATATGCCAGTCCAAACAGAAGTAATAACACTTGTAACACCAGTCCAAATGGTGCCGAAAAATGTCACAAGCCCAGTCCAAATTGTTGTAGCAACTGTTTTAATAACATTCCATATGCTTGTTAAGAATGTTTGAATGCCATTCCATGCAGTTGTTGCGCCTGTTACAATACCAGTCCACAAAGTTGAAAAGAACGTGGCAAGCCCAGTCCAAATACTTACTGCAAGTGCTTTAGTAGCTTGCCATGCCGTACTTAAAAATGTGGTGAACGTTTGCCAAACCTGCTGTCCCATTTTGGTTTGCGTAAAGAAATAAACTAATGCAGCAACGACACCAGCAATAGCAGCAATAACCAACACGAATGGGTTAATCGACATTACTGCATTGAACGCCACCTGCACAGCTGTTGCAATTTTCATGATTGCATTGTATGCACCAATCACTCCTACTATTGCCCCTATGCCAACGGCTAGGGCTGAAATAACGCCAGTTTTAGCATTCAATTGACCTAACCATGTAACAGCGTTTCCCAATGCTGAAGCAAATGGCACCAATGCGTTTGCAGCACCTTCTAAAGCTGTTCCAATTCCAGCTATAAAGCCCGAAATGTTGGCAGAACCGAAAGCATCTAACACGTTACCAACACCACGAACGATTGCCGTTTTCATGTTGGTAAATCCTGTACCAATACCCGCAGCACTGTCTTTAGCAATCTTAGATAATGACTTCATACCGCCACCACCTTTGGCATCTAAGTTGATTAACCCTTGTTGGAAATCTTCAACGGATATTGAACCGTCAGACAAGCCACTCTTTAAGTCGCCCATGCTAATGCCCATTTGCTTAGATAACCCCTTTAAAGCTGGACCCATTCCATCATTAATCATGGAGTTCCAAGTTTGTGCATCAATCTTTCCATTCGCAAACGCTTGTGACAATTGAACTGTTGCTTCTTGTGCCTGATTAGCTGTCCCACCAAAACCAAGTACAGCATCATTAACACCTGACCAAACTTTTTGTGCCAACTTAACATCACCAGTTGAAGCAGCAAATAGCTGTACGCCACTAACAGCATCATTCAATGGTGTTGGTAGCCCTTGAATAGACTTTTGCAGTCCCTGCATTGCACTATTAACATCAGCTGTTTTAAAGCCCATGTTGTTAAATGTTCTAGTTGAGTTATTTAATGTATCAACACGACTGACAGCGCTTTTAATAATGTCACCACTGGCTACTAAAGCACCAAACTTAGCTGCCATTCCAACGACAGAACTACCCGTTGCTTTACCACCGTTTTGCATATTCCGATAATCTTTCATTACAGACTGTCCGAACTTGCCACCAGCTGATTGAGCAACTGAATAAGCTCTCGGGAAACGGCTAGCAATAAAGCTAGATACTGCACCAGTAGCATTAGATAACTTTGATGTTGTACCTGCTGCACTACCCATTGCAGATTTAGATGAACTAGCAACTCTACTCATCGCGCTAGTATAACCAGATATGTCAGCGCTAATGCGTGCAATAACTGAACCTACATTTGCCATATATTAACTCCTTTCTCCGAATGCATCAGCGAGCTTGCCATATAGTTCAACACGCTTTTCATTAACGGTTTGTTTGTTTTTGGGGTTATTGTCTGCGTAGGCTTCTTCAAGTAGCCGTTCTTCCTTTGCCCTATCGAATACCTTTTTGAATTTAGGTTTCTTAGCATTTGAGAAGTAAGCGATACTATTCGCTAACACTGCTAAACGTTCTCGTTCGTCAATGTAGCCTGCTTGAATGCCTTTCAACACAGAATCTAATTCCCACTTGTATAAAGAAAGCGCCCAATCAATATCATAGATACCAAAACGAGCGCAGGTTTCAATTAAAGATTTTCGTTCAATGACTTCAACATAGCCTTGATGATTGGTAGGTTGTCGGCTACCGTTTCGTCCGTCTTGGCTTTCTCTTCCATCACTGGTAAGTTGTCCTCGATTTTGTTCTTGTAAGACGTGATTGTTTTCATGAAAAAACCGCTTTGCTTCAACTCATCTTTCAACTCTGTTAAAACTTCATCAATCTTTTCACCACCATCTGTGATTTCATCAACCGCTTCAAACAACTTATCTTCATTGGCAGTTTTACCAAAGTTACCAGCCACCTTGATAATGTCCGGAATAACCGTGACATCATTATCAATCAAACGTAAGAATAACATCACTGCACCATTTCCTTGGTTAACGCCATTCTCAACAGAACTAAATTCACTATTTGCCTTAAATAGCGCCTTAAAATTGAACTTTAATTCACTCATCTTGCCATTAATCGTTACTTGCATTGCTAAACTCCTTTATGTATGCGGGCAAAAGCCCTGTTATTCAACGTTAATTTGCGCCGTGTGGGCGTCTGTTGTTATTGATTTGATACTCGGTTTATTTACTCGCTCCAGGTTCACCAGTAGTTTCACCAGGACGCTCAAACTTAGCTACTTCTTCAAGTGTTGCTAGTTGTTCATCAGTCAATGGGAATGTACCATCTACTAACTTACCCGTAATGTTCAAAGTGTAGTTTGCTTCAACCAAATCATCTCCATCAGACATATCTAACTCATCAACTGTTCCATAACCAAATTCAGCCGGGAAGACTTGATGTGTGTCTTCGCTGTCTTGCTCTTCCGTTGCGTAGCGCTTATCAGCAACCACACGCCAAACCTTAACTGACTTACCGTTGTGCTTAGCGTCCTTGATGATATCTACTGATTTGTCACCTGGGGCAACATAAGTTGTCAATTCGATTGAGTCTTCATTTGTTGATGGCATAACAATACGCCCAAACTTTGTTTGCTCGTCAATTGAGTCACCGCCATAATCGGTCTCTCCTTCTGTTTGCCATGCTGGTAAGATTGCCTTACTACCAACTTGCGCATCAATTGATTGAATGAAGTACCAAATACTCTTTGCTAATGTTGGCTTAGCTGTTACTGTTTCAACACCGTTATCTACATATGCCATATTATTTCTCTCCTATAAATATGCGGACACTAAAAAAATCACATGGAATACATCTCTGCCTACCGAATCGTCGGTAATGGTGTTTGATGTTACTCGTGTGATTTGTTGTGTACTGTTATAAATTAGTCTTTTTATTTCATAGATTGCATCTTCTAGCTCTGCTCGATTGTCGATAGCATAGAATAAATCAATCTGTAATTCTGTTGTTGTGACCTTGCCAATTTTCCCTGACTGGCTATCATCTTCAAAATGTGTGCCAATTACGATAAAAGGCTCAGGTACTGTATCGTCTGGTAATCTCGATTTAATTGGAATACCAGTGATTTTTAAGCTGTCTCTAATTGTTGTAATTAGGCTCATCATTGGGCTCATAGCAACCCTTTCTTTATTAAGTTGTCTAGCTTCTTATAAATGAACGGTTGTTCCTGATTAAGCGCAGGTCTCATATAAGGATGTGCTGCCATTTTCCGTGTACCAAATTCGTTGTAAATTGAATATTCAGCTAACGATGTAACGTCAGCACTTAGCTCACCCGTCTTTTCTGCTGTGATATGTTGTTTCAAATAACCAGTATCAACTGGTGCATTTGCTTTAGCACGTTTTTCAACACGTAATGCTGTATTTTGAATGATATTGCTAGCTTCTGATCTAACGTTTGCAGGTTGTTTTTCGATACGCTTTAACAAATCATCTAAACCGTCAAATTTAATTACAACGCCTTTTCCCATATTCACACCGCCTGAACTATGACAACTGTATTCTTACGTGCCTGTAAAACAGCCTGTGGCTTGCGCTTAACGTCATCAATCAAGACATAATCTACTTGTGACAACTTGGTCTTAAAGTGCACAGCAAGCGCATTAGACGTGTATTTGCCGAACACATTCATATTCATTTGCGTTGACACACCAGTAATGCGACATGCTAGCCAATCAGAAGTTGTGGATGTCGTATCACCCCACTCATCATCTTCAGTTGTTGTAACGATTTTAACGCGATCATTGTATCTCATTAGTAAAACCTCGTTATACCATTGCCACCAATCTTTTTGCGGTGCTTATCCAAATAGATAATGTACTCGGCTAGGTCATCAGTGTCCCACGTTGCCGTTACGTCACTTTCAGTTGATGATTTCTTGCCTTCGTCTCCAATACGATTGTAACGGCGCACAACAAGCTCTCTGACTATCCATGACAAATCATCTGGCACACCCTTTAAGATGCCACCGTCTTGGTTCATATAGCTGATTAAGCGTGCTTCTGTTTCTTCCTTAATCAATTTCAACAACTCATCTTGCTTGTTATCATCAATTAGCAACAACAACTTAATTTTCATTAAATCATCCATATGCATCTCCTAATGGGCTTTTCACCCCATTCGAACAGATCTAAGCTGTCGTCTATGCTGGATCGGTAATTGTAACCGTAACCTTTGCAGTCTTACCACCGTCGTGTGTCTTAACTGTAATATCAACTGTTCCAGCTTTAACTGCGGTAATCTTACCGTTGTTATCAACTGTAGCAATCGCCGTATCAGCTGAACTGAACGTATACGCCTTATCAGTTGCATCAGCTGGAGCAACAGTCGCTTTAATAGTAGCTGTGGCACCAGTTTCAAGTGCTAATGTACTTTTATCTAGTGATACACCAGTAGTAGCCTGTGCCGCTGTTTTAAATGACAATGCTGTCTTATCAGGTCTACCTTCAAAAGCTAACGCATATTTATCGTATTGCGTATTGGGTGTTAAACCAGCAATCTGAATTGGAGATGTAACACCAGTTTGTTCAACCTTACCGTCTTTGTATAAATCAAATGTTTGAGCCATGTTACCTCCTTTCTACTTTAAATTGATAGTTGCCGTAGTGGCAGTCGTGTCAATACTGTCAACCTCTGGCACGACTACCCCTTTAAAGACACTGACACGCCGTCTTTTTGTTGTTCCTTGATAAACAAGTCGTGATACAAACGGTTTTGGTATAGGTAGCCATCACCTTGAGTGTGTTGTCCTGGCGCAAATAAGAAGATTGCATTCTCCTTGACAACAGGAATAACAGCTTGCTTAGCAACTAGGATGAAATTGATATCCGCTGCAGCTTTTGCAGGTACATAGCCATCGGCAAAGTCATATGCTGACTTGAAACGTGTGTCATCCCAAACTTCTACTAGTTGCACACCATCAATGGATGTCACACGAGATTCTAATGCAGTTTGTCCCACATTTTGATTAGTAATTGAACGTGTGAATTCCTTTGAACGCTCCAAAAAGTCCATTACTTCTGATGATACGAAACCAATGATATTTTGTGCACCAAACTTACGTACTGGTAGCAACGCAGCCTTTAATTGCGTGTAAACATTATCAACCGTCAATGTTTCAGTAGTTGAGTGTCCCGCTCCTTTTGCCAATGTTGAGAAACGGTATGCATCAATTTCGGGTTGTACATGATCTTGAATAAACACCTTTGAGATGTTACCAACTGCCAAATCTTGGTTAGTTTCATCAACATCTTGTGTATCTACATAGAACTCAATGTCACGGTCTTGCCCCATGGTGTAGACTTTCTTTTCATTCTCTGCTGATCCAGCATTAAATCCCTTATTACGAGTATGTGGCTTCAATCCTGATGTTGATAGTGTCGTCAATGTAAATGAACGTCCACCATTAACCAATTGCACATCAGGCACTCCCAATGCAGCTGTCAATAGCCCTTGATTAATCTTTTGGTCAAACAGACCATTATCTTTTGTAATGTAATTAATTGTCATAACTTATATGTCTCCTTTTTATAGTCCTAAGGCATCTTTCAATGAGTTTCCTTCTGCAGTCTTTCCTGATTTTGGCGTATTGCCTCTCATTTTTTCAGTTACACTTGCTTCCACTGCTTTGTCGAATTGTGATTTCAAAGCAGCTATATTCTCGCTTACCTTTTCAGCATCATCAGACATCACCATATCAACAAAATCAGTTGGCAATGTATTTTCTTCAAGTTGATGTTGGGCTTCATAGCGCATTTCACGTTGGTTAAGCTCTTGCTCACGCTTATCCATTGCTTCTTGCTTAGCTTTATCTTCGGCTTCCTTGCGTTCTGCTGCGGATAACTTTGCTAACTTTTCAGCCTGATTAACAGCATTTTGCTTTTCTTCTTCCCACTTTTGCTTAGCAGTTTCCAAAGCCTTAGCCGTGCGTTTGTCGATTAAAGAGTCCAGTTCACTTTGAGTGAATGTTTGTTCTTTTTGCTCGGTTTCAGTCGTTGCCTGTTCTTGATCTGTGGTTTGTTCTGTTTCTGTGGTTTCTGCCATAATAATCACTCCTTGTTTAGTCCATACACGCTTATTGCCAATTAACGCCCCATGCACGTTTCCCCACACACGACACGACAACAGCCCATATACGCTTTGTTATTTGAATAGTTTATTGACGTGTTCAGGTCAAAATAAAAGCACCGACAACTTAATGTCAGTGCTTAATCTGCTAAATCATCTACCATATCTGGATCTAAATACTTGTTGTACTTCGTTAAGTCATTAGTTGATGGTACGATCGTGCTTCGACAATTAGGGTGCATTGCTGGTGCGTTCGTTCCTGGTTGGAAGTCTTTAAGTTTAAACGTCTCGCCATTCATTTCACGACAAATAGTAGATGTTCGCCTATCCAACACTGCCATAAACTCATATTCTTCAACACCCATTTCTTCATAGCGTTTAGCTGTTGTTGAATTAGCAACATAGGTGCTTTCAGTTCGAACTAAGCGTTCTGTGTTGGCTCTTGTGCTATCAAATATCTTTCGCAATCGTCTAGCCGTAACAACTGGATTATTGCCATTGATTGCTGCCTTAACTAACTCATCTTTCAATTTATTAGCCAACGCATCATTATTACGCCAAATCCTTGATGAGTAGTTAGCACCGCTCCATTCCATATTAAGAATGTTTTCAATTTCACGATTATTTAGCGTTTTAATAGCGTTACCCGCAACTAATGCCCCATATACATAAGCACTCTCACTCTTCAAATAATCAGTGAATGACCCGACTTGTTCGTTGCTAGCTTGCAACATGCGAAACTCAATCTCTAACTTCAACAATTCCAATCGACTAATTTTTGATGACATATATTGCGCATTCAGCCGTCTAAGCAATTCCGGGTTCTTCTTATTCGCTTTGCGATAAGCATTAGCCCGCTTAACATAATCACTCATATCAACGTCTCTGACACGTTTCATAGCTTCTTGATAACTTAACTTGTTGTCTTTAGCATATGTGTCGTAGAAGTCGTATATCTTCTTATCAATATCTTTGGCCGCTTGCTTATATTCACCTAACACAGCGTTAGTTAATTCAGGGTCATCTTTATCCAATTGCGCCATGATTTTTTGTGTGCGTTTAGTCCAATAATCATTGTTCTTCATCCACATCACCATCGTCAGACTTTAAATCAGGATAAGCATCTTGCTGTTCTGCAAATTCATCTGCTGCTTTCGCCTTTTCATCTGCCAAGCGTTGCATTTCAGTCTCTGCATCAATGCCTGTAAACGTCTCCAACAAATTAAACAACGTCTCATCACTAATAATGCCATACAACTCTTTAAGCTGTGAGATACGCTCTTCGTCGTTCTGGGGAACATTTGGTGTGAATTGCACTTGCACATCGTTAATGCGGTTGTACAAGCCTTCTTGCTTGCCAATCGTGGCAACGCTATTCTTAATACTCCAAACATTACCTAATAAACGCAACCTGCGCATGATACCACGCGTTAACAAGCGTTCCTTAGTCTTACGTAGATTATCGTTACCCATTAGCTTATATTTCATGGACTCACCTGATTGTGTACCAGCGAAGTTTTGGTCATTCGTATCTGGTGTGAATGTGAACCGTAAAATGTCATCAACTAAACGCTTCTTATACGCCTCTGCACCAGTCGTATCATATGACTTAGTCAAATAATAAGCGTCAGGGTTAACACCATCAGGGTCGCTATTATTATCCAATACCAACAAGCGTGCCTTTAACATTTTATTCATGACATCGCTTGATGAATTGTCATTTGTAATTGGGTTATCATATTGATCTAACTTAACTTCGCCATTTTCATCCGTGACATATTCAGGTTCTGCAGTTCCAGTGGCTGGGTTACCTTTAATGACCAAATAAGCATCGTTCATATCCTGTTGGAAATTAGCTAACTCCGATTGTGACAAATCATAGGCATCAATGCCGTCTAATACACTCTCGAAGTCGCCTAAGCGTTCTTCGTTGTTTTTGTATTCATTAATCGGCACGCCATTAAACATATGTTCAGCAACATTAACTAACTTCATGCTGTCATATGAATTGTTTTCAGTTTTGAAGTAGCAAACATTGCTAGTCGTGTAAACTTCAACAAAACTATTTGTTTCTGTATCGCTGTACTTAATTTGGTAAAATCTAACACCAAACAATGAGTTTTCAGCAATCGTGTCATCGTAAACAACAAAGGTTTGTTCTGGTGCTAACTTAGTAATACGTTCCTGTGCATCACTATCTGTATAAACCAGTTCATAAGCTCGGCCATAGATGCTTAAATCGGTTTCAATCAAACCATCGTGATAATCAGCACCGTTTTGTTTTGAAAAATCTTCAATCTTTTCTAGCAGTTTATCGTCACTGTTGTACTGAATGGGATTACCCAACATATAACCTTGCATGAACACTGTGATGTATTTTGCCCAATCACTAGCAATACGATTATCAGCTCTATTTTTATCTCTGCCAGTGTCACGCTGTTTGATGTTGTTATCCGCTAAATAGTAGCGTTTAAGCTCTTGCAAACGTGGCAACTGATTGCGCAGAAACGTATTAATAAAATCATGCAAACGTGCTGTAAAACGTTCTCCGCTTAAATCATTAATACTTTCGAATTCATCAGCTGACATCTTAAATACGTCATTTGCGTATTGGTTAAATCTTGTGCTTTGTAAGAAATCAGTCATTTACTCACCTCCCTAATCCTAATTGTTTAAATGCTTCCATTCTGTCTGTCGTGCTCTTGCGTGACATAATCAATGGTTCAACGGCGTATCTCATTGAGTCCATTAAATGGTTATCCCTATCAACAGGTTTACTTATCCATTCGCCTTGCTTATTTTTGTCATAAACATAAGCGTTCAATTCTTTGATCGTATGTTGGCACTTAGGCAATACATGTATCTTAAAGTCTTGTAAATAAGTAACACCAAATAAGATTTCGTATTTATGTGCTCTTGTCATATGAGGAATACCTTTGTTGCGTAACTCCTGTATCATACGGTCACCACCACTGGCATAATCAGCTCTAATCTCAGCACGTTGATAACCATTGTTTAATAGCCACTTCAATATGTCGTTGGTTAGCATATGTTGCTTGTACATTTCGTTGAATATGTAAACATCTTTAGTCTTAGTATTCACCGCCAATTCAATAAATGCTGTTGGGTCAGGACCAAAGCCCCAGTCCATACCACGCACCACATGAGCACCTTTAATTACTTCTTTAATATCAAATTGTTCAACCACTGTATTTTCATAAATAAGTCCTTCAGCAATACCCCAGTCGCCATAAACAGCTACCCTAGAACGTCTTGGGTTACGCTTAGTCATTTCTAACAAGCTATTAACGTAGTCTTGGTCTAAGAATGGGTTATCTTTGTAAGTCGTTGTTAGCGATAACGAATTAGCTACCTTTGTCTTTTCATCAAAGAAACGCTTCTTAAGCCAATGGTGTTCATTCCATGGATTAAAGGTTAATACTGTTTGATAAAAGCCATTTGGGTCATTTATAATTCCACGCATTGACTCATCAACTGTATTAAAAGCCTCTTCAAGTTCCAACTGATAGCTTTCTTCCACCCACAATCTACATAAGTTACCCGTTTCAACCGAAATAGATGTAATTGATAGTGGTTTATCGGCGCCACGAAACAATATCTTTTGCCCTGTCGGCTTATAAGTTATCTCGGGCAACGATCCATTGAATTGGAATAGATTACCAACACCCATACGATTAGCAACTTTTTGCAACAAAGTAAATGTACTTTGCCGATTAGTATTTGCGTATCGCCTCAACACCAACCAATTAACATAAGGTTTCGTAACAATATCATAAATAACCTTAGTCGCTGTTGCCTCGCTTTTACCACTACCACGACTGCCCTTATAAGCTATATAACGCATCTTACTGTTGAACAATGGGGCATATGCACCACTTACCATTTCAGGAAGTTTCCAATCAATTGTTGTCATTAGATATCCTCCTTAAATGGTTCAATATTGATTGTGACTTCGCCACTGCCACCACTTAACAACTCAGATTTCTTTTCAGCAATATCAGCTTCAGCAGTCAGCTTGCGCACCTGTGCATTTTGCATATCATCAGGTGTTAGTTTATTTAACTCTTCAAGCAGTTTCTTTTGCGCAGCCTGTTTATCGTACAAATCAAGGACAACACCATCACGACCTATTGATACCTTTTTGATTAGGCTCGTATCAACCTTTGATTTGTCTTTGAGTTGCACCCATGATTGATGATGCTTAACGGGATTATCGTCAGCATCCAACTTTACATTCCCTTCGTTATCAGTTGCTAAAACATCATAAGCACCAAAGTCCAAATAATCGCCAATATCTGAAAATGATTGCTTCATTAGTTCAGCTAACACATCTTCTTTATTAGCGCCTAGGTCATGTAAACGTGCTTGCCTCATACCCTGAATAAGTGATTGTACCTTAGCATTTCTTAGCATTCTAGAACCATTAACCATTGCTGTGTCATAGTCCACATCATACACATTTATATACGCTTGCGTTGCGTTGAAAAGTCTCACATACTCGATAACAAAAGCTTTTTGCTTATCAGTTAAGTCGCTATCAGCTAGTTCATCAACGACCTGTTCCACTTTATTTTTTGTATGCGTACTTTTTGATTTTGTACGCGTACCTTTTTGGGATGGTGCATCCTTATTTCTAGACCAGCTATAACGTTGTTTCCAACTCTTAACTGTGCTTAAAGCAACATTGTATTTATTGGCAATATCTTTATACTTCATACCGACATTGTAGTCTTCTTCAGCATTTTCCCACTTCTCGGTCATTACATATCACCACCTCGCTTTTTCTTTTGTGCTTTAACAGCTTTCTTTTTCTTATTATCAATGTTGCTGATGATTTCGTTTTCTATTCTGCGGTACCATTCATTTGCCATTTACTTGCCCCTGCCATGAACCATTTCATAATACGCAATTGCTACAAGTGCTCCGGCAAAATAGCCAATCGTATAATCATCAATTGTTTTAAAATGCATAACTATTTCAGCTATTATACTTATCGATATTGTTGAGAAAAACCAAAGACACACCCACATTAATTTTTTTGTATTCATGTGTTATTACTCGCTTTCATCAAATAATTCAAAATGAAATAACTGGTCAGAATATTTAGCAGTAAAGTTGCCCACTAATTTCATAAGTTCTGTTTCATTCAAATTATTTCTTTCCTTTTTTACACCAATTTGAATAGCTTCAATTAACATGTAATAGATAGATAAATCAACACAGCCAATAACTTCATCACCAACGGTTATATCCACTTTCTTATCGCCATTAGCAATTGCTTGTTCTAATTTAGATTGCAACATTTTCGCAAAATCCATATCAATACCTCTTTCAGTGCAAAATAAAAAGACAGCGATTTAGTAATCGTTGCCTTTGCAATTAATAATATTTCGTCTTAATAGAATTAAAAATATTTTCCCCTAGATTTGTTAATCCTAGTTAGTTTTTATTTTATAAATGAATTGTTTTACTCAATACCATAGATATATATATTGTTTCTACTAATGAACTCACAAATAAACTAAACACAATTCCTAATATAAGTGTTGAAAATAGTGTTTGTGTAGTTTTATCAAATAAAGATACAGATACTAATGCAGAAACAGACAATAAAAAATATAATTCTGTAGTAATTAATATTCTATCTAAAAATTTTTTATCCGTTCTTAATACTTTCAATGGCCCTATTGATAATTTAGGTACGAATACCAACATAGCAACCAAAATAGCAGTCGTCATGCTTGAAAAAGATAATAAATTAGACATAACATCTATAAAATTGTTAATATTATGCGGTGTAACTTCAAATTTAATAGTCAACCCAAATGCTACTATACCAAATAATATTGCATATTTATTTCTATTGATTCTGTCTTTCATAACTATCACCTTCGCAAATTGGAAGATTTTTTGTAATGAAGTCTCCCTTAATTGCATATGCTTTGCCTAGGTAATTAAAGTTATCTAAAATTGTTAACCCTTTAAATTTATCATATTCTATAAATCCGGAGTATGATAATTTATTAGCTAATAAATCATACATAACCTCTACACCATTATCAATTCCCTCGACATTTATTGATTTCACTTTATCAAAGGCTTTATCTTCGCCTAAACTTTTAATTTTAGCCATTACTCCAGCTTTATTAAGTTTAGTAGATTTAATTCGAAATTCATATTCATCTCCATTCAATTTATTTGCTAATTTAATATCTCCAAGTTCTGACCGAGAATCATCAATTTCACTTTCTGCGTCTCCTGTTTTAGCCACTTCAAAACTAAGTGACTGTATTAGTGTCAAATTTTCTAAATTATCTATCGACTTTTCATCCGGAATAAACGCAAATTTTATTCCATGAACATCCTCCCCATCTTCTCCAAAAATTCTTGACAAGAACTTTTTTAGTGCCCACATATTAGTACCACCAATTGTTCGACTAATACACACAATTGAATAAAATGGATCAATTAAAAGCTGAGTGTCAAACAATGGGCCAACTTGAGACATATCGATATCCTCTTCGCTCAAGTCTATGATTTCCTCTCGTTCGTCTATGACCTTGCTAAGGTTCCCATATTTCACTTCCTGTGTAGAATCGACATTCGCAATATTTATTGCATAAGAATACCATTCTTCACTATCTCCTCCCAAATTTATAAAACCTTCTAATGGAATTTTTTTTATGGCCGAAATATAATATGTAACATCTTTAATTTCTAACTCATTCACATTATTATACGTTTTATTTTGAAAATTACGATAAATATTGTCTAATTTTGACCGAAGTGAGAATTGACTACTTTCTCTCTTTCCTTGCTGTAATTGATAAAAACTAACCTTCTTAGATTTCGCCTCTTTTTCTGCCATATCCCAGTATTCTCCATAATTATATTTTTTTTAATTATGTAATAAAAAAAGCAAGCTGTAAACTCGCCTAAAATATAATATAGATTTAGTTGTTTTAATTTTAGAAACAACTAGAGAGAACTGTGGGGTTCGAACCCACGACCAACGGCTCTACCAACTGAACTAGGCTCTCACCAACCATAGTAACGCACCTTGTGATGATAACTATCATTTTATCCACAACTAGTATCGAAATGATAACTAGTATTCTGCCTTGCCTTATAGTGTGCGAGACAGTCATTCAATACTTTCCTTTGTGGCATGCAAGCGGTTAGGATTTGCACCTAACAACGAATAAATCACTGGTATGTGCCTATTCAACACTGGTATTTACTGCGTCTACCTATTCCGCCACGCTTGCTGTGAATCATTGGTTAGTCGTTGTTGCAAGCATATTAAGAAAGCGCCAATTTAGCGACTGAGGATTAATTAACCAACTTTCCACACTACATATTATGCGCCTATTATTAGCTCAAAACGGTATTAAGCTGGAACTAATGTGGGTCGAAATCGGGTCATGGTTCTGACACTGCTCCCTAGCCAAATGCCAATCACCTCTTTAAAATCATCTCGCCACGCCCTAACTGTACGTTCATCAACATGTTCTTTTTGTGAAATCTTTATCCACTTTTCATTGTATTTATACTTGGCAACTAGCACACGCTTACGACAATCTAGTGTTGTGCTTAACATCATCTCAATCATTTCCTTTTGATAACGTAAGTCTTTTAAATATTGGTCATTCTCTTCACGTATCATAGCTGACTCAATCGGATTGTTGTAATCATTTTGTTTACGACCACCACCGATATTCTCGTCCGGCACGCTATCAGCGTTGTATTTTAATTCTAGTTTACGCATATTAATGTTCATATCTAATCGCCCTGTAAAATAATCACTCAATACCTTATCCAACTTGTCAGCCATGTCGCACCTCTCTCATGTTTTATCTATTCCATAATTATAACATTTATTTTATGTATTCTAAAATGGAATACATTGGACAAAATAAAAAGCTACTACATTTCTGTAACGGCTAATCATTTTAATATTTACTTTGAATTATTCAATGCATTTTGCGATTATGCAGATACACTTACGATCCATTTTATCCATGATATAACGGTTCCAGCTCTTCGGGTTGCAGTGGATTCGTTAACTGTTGACACTCTATCTAATAACAGCTTAGCGACCCAATCTTTATCAATATCGCTGTGCATAATAAATTCCTGAAATGCTATATTAATGCACTCATCTTGAAGTAGTTGCCTTATAATTAGCATATTTCTAGAATTACTGTTTGGAAGTCTCTTGATTTGTCTACCAATTTCAGTCAACTCATATTTATAGGTGCCCTCAACTTTTTGTAATAATCCTATATACATCAGTGCACTGATATAATAGTTACTTTGTCGACGGTTAAACTCATATAGTTTAGTCACTTCATTTCCAGTAGTCGTACCATCTACCTTGTTAAGCAAATCTAATACTCGGTTAAAATTATCGGCTTGTGGAAACTGAACATTGTTATCATTCGACTTTACGATCGGAATTTCCTTTGCAAGTTGCATGATAACTTCGATAGATATATCCAAGTAATGATCAACAATAAAATTAATTTGCTGCACTTTATTAATGCTTGAATAGTTATTCAAGTCAGTAAATTCAAAAATATGAAATGCATATATACCATCTGAGTGCGTAAAGTATATTGGCATAACCTTCTTATCAGTATTTAAATTGTCAAAGATTCGATATGGGTAATATAGCTGCCTAACCATAAAATTTTCAGGAATATGGTTCTTAGCTTCAATAATTGCAAGCTTGTCGCCAGTTTCATAACCAGCGTCTATCTCTACTTGACTGTTATTCACAGAAAAATTGTACTTACCGTTATTGTCATCTTTTACATTTATTGAGTAAGAAAACGGACCGCTTTTGAGCCTGCCGGTAATAGTCGCCGCAGCTGGGAACATTTGCACATCATTATTCTGTAAAACCGTATCAATCATACCAGTCATTTGTGCAACATTTAACGCTACAGACTCAGATGTAACATCAAATTCATCAAATGTTCTAATATATTCTGGAATATTAACAGATATTGGCTTTACATCATCTTGATATTCCAATGCACTATATGCCTCGAACTTGCCAATAACATAGGTTCCTCTTGTGTCTGGTAGTATAGATAGACTATTTTCCCTAAATATTTCAGGACGTGCTTTGTCCGAATCAAATTTAGTCATCAACCTGGGTTCTCTATACTTTTTTATATCTGTAGCTTCAATTTTAACTATCTTGTCTTTTTTCAAGTTATCTAAAATTCTATATTCATCAAATATTTTTTCCCAAGCGTCCTCTGTTAAATTCTTTTTCTTAGCCATATTTATATCCCTTAACCAAGTAGATTAGATCTTATAATTCATAATCAAGACCTCATCTACTGCCCCTCGACCACTAGCTTTACTGTTAATGGCTCTTTTTGCTTTTACAATTCTAGTTGTTTCACTGTACTCTTTGTATAGCTCGTGAATGTAAGAAGTCGATGAATTAGACATCATGACATACGCGCCCTTTGCGTCTAATTCTTTAAATACATCTCGCAAACGTTCTTGTTCTTCATCTCCGAATCCGTTTAGTGTATAACCAACAAAGCTTTTCTTATCGTTAGTTACATCAGCATAAGGCGGATCCAAATATACAAAGTCGTTTTTCTTAACGTCTTTCAATGATTCACCATAATCACCATTTAAAATCGTGATGTCACTTTTTTGTAAGTACTTTGAGACAGCTCTAATTACGGCTTCATTTACAATTGCTGGATTTTTATATTTACCATATGGAACATTAACTTGACCATGACTATTAACTCTAAATAAGCCATTGAACCCAGTTTTGTTTAGGTAAATAAATCTTGCTGCACGTTCCACTTCACTTTTAGTCTCTAGAGTACCGTCCCGGTCCCAAGCTCGAACTTGATAATAATAGTCACTAGAATTATTTTCACTATGTGTCTCTAATAATTTTAAGAGTTCTTCACTTGAGTCTTTAACTACTTGATAAGCGTTCGTTAACTCTGAATTAAAATCATTTATCACTACTTTTTTCAATTGTTTGTCTAAGAAAACAGCTCCACCACCAACAAATGGCTCATAATATTTCTTAAAATTCTTTGGTGTGTTCTCGTTAATTTGTGGCAGTAGCTGTCGTTTACCGCCCGCCCATTTTACAAATGGCTTCACCAGTGGGTTTTTATTCATTTTATCCACCTATTCTAAAACAGTTATTTACTACATAATACAATTTACAGGTTAACTAATCAATTAAGTTTAACTAAATTTATATTTTACCATTACTCCAGATCACTCAATGATTTAACTTTCATGATCTAATATGCCTTACCTTGATAAGCGCTTAACAACTCGTATAAATCGTTTCCACTTGCGACCACTTCAGCTGTCATTTTCATACGGGCTTTCAGTCTTTTCACCCTCGGCTGTTTGTTCTAATTTGCGTGAACTACCTTTTGTAACTCGATATAATCGGGATCATCATTGGGTATAGTTGCATCATCAAATCTAATTGTGTAACCACGCCCATACTGGTCCTTTGTGAACTCGCCAATATGATATCGATGTTCCAATTTATGAACCAAATTCATCATTTTGGTTCTATCTATCTTTAAATTATCGACTTTACTCTCACGTAGTTCATACATACCGTTTGCGGTTTCAAGGCGCTTTTGGTAATTTTCACCATCAACAATGTGAACACCAATATGCAGTTCATTAGCTATTTCTTTTTTTGATAGCCCTCTATTCCAAAGTTCAACAAACTTTTTATAACGTGCTTCATAAGCAGTCGGACTTATGTTAACTCTCGAACTCTTCATTTTTATTACTCCAATCTATTTCAACTCGGGGGTTGTCTTTATCAATACCCCTGAAATCGTCATGTAGGCTCGCTACGTACGTCAAATTATCGTTAGGTAAAAACACCTTGCCACGTACAGAAGCCTCTTGAAACCCGTCTAAAATGAATTTATGCGTGAATGTCCAGTTGTCTAAGTCAGTTCTGCGATTGGGGAAATACCAATCAAGTTGAAATTTGGTATTTTTATCAATCGGACCTAATCCGTCAACCATCGCTTGGTCGACAATTGCCACAATCTTTGATTGAATACGCTTCTTATATCCTGCTGCAATGTGTCGTCCCATGCCGTTTTTAACGCCGTGTACATTAATCCATTCATTCAACGTTACTTTTACTAGCTTCCCATGCTTAGGAATCATGAATGCTGTTAAGGGGATGATTAACTTAGCCATTAATTTGCCCTCACTATCGTGATGTCATCAATCGAAATCGGATAAACACTAGCTAAATACTTTTTCATATAGCCAACGCGCTCCCAGGGCATGGCGCCCCAATACCTATCTTCGCCAAATACATGAGCATGCAGCTCGTATAACGTTTCTTCGTCCATTGCTACACCTCCCTGACGTCTCTTAATTTATTCATAGCAATGACATGCTGTGGGTTCTTAGGAATTAACCTAGAAAGTGTTGCATTGTCGTATTTATTAGCTAATGCAACTGCATTATCATTTGAAGTCATAATCGTTGCTTTGCCTTTGCGGGCATCAGCCAATCTAAATAACATGCCTGCTACTTTTTCTTTGGCTTCCTTTTGCGTTTCTTTCCCAAAATCATCAAGAACCAGCACATCAACTTCACGCATGTATTTCTCAATCACTGCTAACTTCTGCTGCAGCTTTTCATCATGAAATGATTGATAGGTCATATCTCGCCATTCGACAAGCGAAACAAACATCTTTGAACGTTCTTCTGATAGCCCGCTGATAATTGCTAACGCTAAGGACGTTTTCCCCGTCCCTGCTTTGCCATAAAGCATGACGTTGAATAATTGTCCATCCAACTCTTTCATGACCTTATACGCTTGATTAGCCACGTTTCTGGCTGTCTGCTCATTTTCGCCTTGCATAGCAGGCTCCCAATCTTGAAATGTGAATGATCGTTCTGCTTCATCACCCCAAAGACTAGCTTTGAAATACTTAGCACGCTCTTGCGCTTGCCAACTTTTAATAATTGCATCGTGTTCCAATCGTTTTTTCTCTGCAATTTCTGCTTGGGTAGGCATAGCTTTTAAAGTACCTTTTGATAGCGCAAATTCATGTAATTTTTCCATAGCTTCTGATAAATTACCCATATCACACTAGTTACCTTTCCAATGCTCTTCCATTTCCCTTGCCCATTCAGCACTTTCTTCATTTTTGGGTACTTGGTTAGCATTTCTACGTTCTTGAAAATCACGTTTACTTGCATCCCATTTAGCAACTGTCGTGATACCTTCTTTTAATTTGTTTTCTAAGATTGCACGAACATAGTTGTAATTACGTTTGCCATTGTTAGATGCTTCTTCCAATGACCTGACAACAACACCAACTTCCATATGGTCATCTTCTACATAAGCTAATAAGTTTTCAGACTGGAAAGGTGTTAGAACTAATGAGAAACCATTCTTTTCAATTGCATCAGACAACTGTTGTCGAACGGTGGCGGTTGGGTGGGATTGTTTCTTCTCTATCTCTCCCTCTGTCTCTATCTCTTTATCTATATCTAACTCTTTCTCTATCTCTACGTGACCCTGTCGTGACTTAGGTGTGACATTGTCACGTTCAATCAGCGTTTGACGTTCTCGTTCTCTTTGTCTGCGTTTACGCTCGGTAGATGAACTTTCAGAACCAACCATACTTTTCATTGAAACTAGCTCTACCTCATCACTACCGCTATCAACTAAAAGTCCCTTGTTGTGCAGGTAATTTACAGTCACTTGAACGTTTTCAATATCTTCATCAATATCCAATGCAATTTCTTCAATAAAGTTATTTGCAACGCCTTCGAAATATAACTTGCCATCGCTTTGCAAGCTTTTTAGCAACATCTTCAAATAAATAACTGTATAAGTGTCGCCACCAGCAATTCTGCGCAATGCTTTAATTTCCTTACGATTAAAAAATTCTTCAGGTAGTTTCAACCAAAAATAACGTTTATTTGTCATACTGACCCCCTAAAACGGTAACTGACTTTCAAAGTTTTCAGGCGTTCCAAACATTTGTTCAGGACTATATGCACCTTGCTGTGGTTGCTGCTTGAAGTTGCCTTGTTGCTGTGGCTGTTGATTGAAACCACCTTGTTGTGATTGAGGCTGTTGTTGTGGTTGTTGTCGTTGCTGTCGTTGCTGATTAAAACCACCTTGTTGTTGATTGAAGTTGCCCTGACCTTGCTTGCGTTGCTCGGTTTGTTCCTTGCTCTCTAGCAAGCTAAAGTTTCGAACATTCACTTCTGTGACATAGACTTTTTGACCTTGGTTGTTATCATAGCTGCGTGTTTGGATACTGCCTTCAAGCCCAATCATTGAACCTTTAGCAGTCATATTAGCCATGTTCTCGGCTGACTTACCCCAAATTACAAAGTTGATAAAATCACTCTCGTGTTCACCGTTTGCGTTGCTATATTGTCGTTGCACAGCTACCGATGAACTAGCCACCGCTTTACCTGAATTTGTATACTTAACTTCCATGTCCTTAGTTAGTCTGCCAGTTAGTACGACGTTGTTTATCATCGATTTCCTCCATTCGCTTGTATGTCATAATTCCTAATCTGTTTAACGTTTGAGCATCTAACTTAATGCCCTTTACGTGATATTTATTTTTAAATGTTGGCCAGCCTAATTGATGTGCCTCTTGATGATGTTCACGACATAAAGCAATTAAATGTTTTTGCCTGTGATCAACGAGATTTCTATCATTTCCCATGCCAACAGTGTCAAGATGATGAACATCTGCATGCTTGCCACAAATCACACATGACCGATATTTCAATGACTGGTACATATAAGCATCTAAGTCATCTTGATAAGTCAGTCCACTGTGTGTCATTGGCACATGATTTTTAAGCGCATATTCCAGTAGAAACGTGATGAATTGCCTGGCTGTCGTCATATCAGTATTTGCAAAACTAAAATGTGATGTGCCCGTTTCAGCTGTAAATAAATACTTCATCCACTCTTTTTGCTCCTCGGGTAGATAGCCTGACCACGATGCAATTTCGCCGATAATGGCATATGCCTTTTTTCGTTGCAAAACACTCAAATGTCGTTCATCTTGCACGTTCACAACAACTTGCGGTTGCTCCTCGGTAGTAAATAGGGACAAACTAGCTAACTCTTCTTGGCTTTCTAGTGAGACCACTATTTGATTACCTTTGACCGCTATTATACGTCCCCATAAATCCATTACTTAATCCCTGCACGCAGCCAATTAATAATTGCTTCCTTTTGTTGATCATTTAGATTGTTAAACGTGTAGAAACTATTAATGTTTGTATTAAATTGTTGGCTAATTGCTTGATACATTGCTTCTTCAGTGAAGCCATTCTTGTCTCTGAACGCTTTTGATACGCCACCAAACATTGAATTCAATTGATTTTTCGGTTGGCTTTGTGTTTTTTGTTGTGCTTTTGGTTGACCTTTAGGCGCTGCATTACCATCATCATCAACATCACTGGCAATGCCAAACACCATTGATAACGAATAACGTCTAGCGTATGTCTCTGCTGAACCTTCTGCTTGTGCGCTGTTAGTACCACGATTGCCTAAATCTCCTGCAATAGGAGCGCCCTGTATTTCTAAGCGTTCACCATAGCCGTCAATTACTGTCCACATAACCCGTTCTCTTGGTTCGTTGTGCCAAAATATCTTAGCTCCCACTTTTCTTTTAGCTGCATTGATTGATGCAATAACTGCATCAAGCGTGACATATGATGATTTAAACATTGGATTACTTGCATCTTTTTTTGGTTGCTCAATAGCATCTTGTAGCGCTGACAAAGCTTCAAACAGCCCACTATATGTTGTATTTTCTTCAGTCATTTTGACACCTCATTATTATTCCCAAGTGGCGTAAGGCTTTGTGCCATGCACAATGTGTGGTTCAACATCACCGTTAATCACATCACCAAACTTTTCTTTCAGCTTGGCAGGACTTTTAACTAGTACGGCATCATAACCATATTTATAAATCATTTGTGCTTTAAAATCGTTGTTATCTGCATCAAATTCATCAGATTTACGATTTTTATGAACGTACCGACTAAATGTATGACCCGCTTCTAAGCGCTTGTCTATCTCTTTCTTAGCTACCTTCTTTGCTTTATCAGCAATCTTGAAAAGGTAATTAACTTCTTCAAGCGTACGATCGTCCATATTCTCAAAATCTTTAACGGTTAATTGTGTAACTGGCACCATTTCGCCATCTGTTGTAACAATTGTTGCAACGTGTGTATCGATTGCTTGTAATTCATCCATGCCTATATTCCTCCGTATCTACTTTTGCATAGTTGCTCACTAAGAAGTCGGCTGCTTTGACGATAGGAACATTAACTCCCTCAACGTCAACTACTTCATCACCTAAATAAATCTCATCGCCCTCGAAGTCATATCCCCAAGGCTCATCATCATTTGGTGGGTCAATTAAATCTTCTGGCATGTGTTGCTCCTTTCGTGCTAGAATAAAAGGGTAATTTCAGTTGATAATTCAATTACCAGAAGTCTAAATACTCCAATATTTAGACTTTTTTTATTGTTCTTCTTTCTCAGGTCAACTGCCTGCAACGACTGGCGTGTATATGAAATCGTGCAAATTTTTTATTCACACCAGCCTTTGACGACAGTTGACCCGATTTAATTTAGAAGCGCTTTTCTGCTGCTTCTTTGCCGTCAATCAAGCGAATGATTAACCAAGCCAACATCAAGAATGCCAAGCTGATTATTCGGCTACTGATACGCAACCAGTACTTGATTGCTTCCCAATACTCAATTACCAACCAAAGTGCCCCACTCACTGCTAACACTGGCAGTACAATGTATTTGATGATTAGCCACATTGCTTGAAACACTAAGCTCATATCACTGAAATTCATATCTATCTCCTTTCTATATTTCTCTGTTGCCCCACTTGCGCAGTAATTTTTGAGAAAACCTACCATCTCTCACTTCAACGCCCGCCATTACAAACGTAGTTTCTTCCCTGATTTCTTGAAATTTTTCTTCTCCATAGCCCAGTAATGCAGCTGCTGTTGGTCCATCTAACCAAATGCGTTGCTCAATGGGAATCTCTGGCTTTGGTCTCGACATAGCTAATCTCCTGTATCACTCAAATAATCTAAGTAGCTATTCATGAACTCTTTTGCCTGTTCATGCTTGGCTTCCTTATCGGTTTCTTCAAGGACATCAAATAGTTGGTCGACTAATCCATATGGATCATTAACCTTATTACGCTCTGTTGAATTTGGTGTTTCGCCCATATCTTTAGCTAAATCTTCCATAGCAAGCGTTAATTGAGCGAATGTATCAGATACGTGCACGCTTAGATTTACATCTTCTGTTGTGTCATCTTTCAGACTGTTGATATCAGCTGAATGCATGGCAACCAGCAATTCGCTTGATAATTGAATGATGTCGTATTTATCAGGTACGAGCGTTGTTGCTGGTACATAGCGTTTAGTTTGTAATGCTGGATGTGATTTGTATTTAGTCATAATTAATTCTCTCTTTCAATTGTTGGTAAAATGTCATCTACTTTTAGCAAGTTGTAAATGAATACACGTCCTTTTTGTGTCCATTTAGTATTCATTTTTACATCGCTACTACCATCTCTCTTAGTGATGTCAACCGTTGTGCTGAACGTATATCCCTTGTCTTGATACTTTGAATAAAGTACCCATTGACCGCCAATTTTGTATTGCACAGCTAAGCTGTGTAACTTGTTGTTCATCTGCTTAGCTGACCAACCATAATCTTTTGCAATTTGTGTAATAGTTACTAATGACTTTGATTGCATGATTTTGTCATAATAATCAGCCTTAGGTCGTGACTCTGAAACCTGCTGTGTGAGCAACACATTCTTTTCTCGCTCATTTTTTAATTCAGTCGCCACCTTGATTAATGTATCGGGATTTAATAAAATTTCTTCAATCTTGTCGTTAGTTAGATACGCTCCGTGTTTGCGAATGCTTGGCAAGACTTCATGGTTTACCCAGCGCATAAATTGCTTAGCTTCTTTTTTACGGCTGCCACCAATAAACCGATATAGACCTGCTTCACTAATGACATTCGTTTCACCCTGACGCCCTAGATTGAATCTACCCCGTTCGTCATCGTCCAATCTCTTCAAGGCATCTGAAACATTTTTTATTTCTAATGCTTTTGCTACATCTACTGCTACGAACCAAACTTCATCATCAATTTCTACCGTTCGAACATTCATTTGTTCAAAGTTAAATACCTGCACTTCATTACTCATGGTTACACCTACTTTCTTTGTTGTTATAATTGTTTTACTAGCTCATTTGCTTAGTTCCTGATGAAAGGAGACATACAATGAATAAGGAGTTCCTTTACCACCGTCGTCTAAACAAAGACACTCAATTTAAATATGAAACTCCATCTTCCGAAGGTAGAAAAATTGAAACGATTGGCAGCCCTAATGCTTCTCGGTTTACTTTTGCCAACGGTGATGAATTGTTTCAAATAGTCTCAAAAGATTACGTTGATTTATTCAGCACTTTTGAGTTGAAAATTGAGACTTACTAACCTCTTAGGCATTCTTGATATCTTCAAGGATGCCTTTTTCTTTTCTAAACGCTTTATTTCCGTAAAATAACAAGTCTCCATTGTTCATGTTGCCAACTACATATTTTGGTTTAAAACCATACCAGTTAGTTGTTTTTGTTTCTTCCATGTTTAAGCCTCCTTATAGTTCTAACCAGTTTTCGCCATCATATTTTGTATAAGTAAATAACTTGTTTAGGCATACATATGCTTGTCGATTATTTGCTTGTCCGTTCATCAATTGATAAACGTAAGACTGTGTCCTACCAATGTGATTAGCAAGTTCTTCAACGTTTATTTGCTTATACTCGATGAAGTCTTTAAATCCTTTACGTGCATCAAATAATGTTTTGTTTGCTTCCTTAATGCTCATAGGTTTAACCTCCCGTTTAATTTTCAAGTAAAATTCATTGACTTTTTTATAACTAAAGTTTAAACTTTAAGCATAGTTAAAAACCGCAATAAATCACTACATTTATCATGTCTACCTCGCCAAAAGTACATTTGATAATTGCTTGTTTTTTTGTTGCTTATTACTTGAATGACTTAAGTTTATAACTATAGTTTAATTACGTCAAGCGTTTTTACAACAAAAGTTTAAATTTATTTCGTTTAATTTGGAGAATTTACAATGACAACATTTGAACGAATTAAACAAACCGCAAAAGAACGTGGCTTAACTCTCAACCAATTGAATGATGCAGCGAAACTAAAAAATAATATTATCTACTCTTGGAAAAATAAAATGCCATCAGCTGAAAATCTTTCAAAAGTTGCTGACGTTCTAGGTGTATCGGTAGACTACCTATTAGGTAATACTGACGATATGCATGCAAATAAAAAGAATCCTGAAAAAATGGATTCCATCGAACTTTCTGAAGCATTACGTAAAGAAGGTGCTTCGCTTCAATTCGAGGGAAAAGAGATTTCAGATGAATATAAAAAAATACTTTTAGGTATTTTACAGAACTTAAAATAAGGAACACATATGAATGATTTCTATTTTGAAAAATTAAAAGAACGTCAACTTAAAGAGCTTGAAGATATTATTGATAATAAAATAACCAACGCTGGAATTGAAGTGGTATATGTGCATGCTCCAACTGATGATCCTGACTTAATTATTCCGTCTAGAAATTTAATGGTGATTAACCTAGATTCAAATGTTAGCCAACCAATTGTCTATAGAAAAGGGCATGAATTTATACATTTTTTAACGGTAGATATTGATAGCATTAAGTCTTATTCATATTCTCTTTATTGTAAGAAGTACGAGGAACGAACAGCAAACCAAGGAGCAATTAACTTATTTGCTAAAATAATGTATGCAGATTTACCAAATGAAGCCCGTGACTGGACAAAAATGATGGATCTATTTAATTTACCAAGCTGGTATGATCAAATGGTAATTGATGCTGTTTATGACGATCCAAAACAATTATTAATGAACTATGAAAATGAATATTAACACATACGTGCAACGACTGATTCACGTTAAAAGCTGTTTAAGGAGTGAGCAAAATGGCTCGGGAAAAGAAACAAAAGAAACCATTTTTCAAAAGAATTTGGGTATGGGTAGTTATTGTATTGGTTGCGCTAATTGCAATTGGTTCAATTAATGGTAGTGACGAAACTACTACTAGTAATGACAGCTCTAATGATGCTTCAAAAGCTGCTAACAGTTCTAGCAGCGCAGAAGAAGCTGATACTAAAGGAGCAAGTAAAAATCAATTAAGCGCCCTACTAAAGGCTAAGACATACTCATCAATGATGCACATGTCAAAGCAAGCAATATTTGCTCAATTAACTGCATCTACTGGCGATAAGTTTTCACAAGAAGATGCACAATACGCAGTAGATCATTTGAAAGCTGATTATAATAAAAACGCTTTGAAAAAGGCTGAAGATTACTCAAAGCAACAAAACATGTCAAAAGAAGGCATTCGCCGACAGTTAACAGCAAGCACAGGAGAGAAATTTACAGAAGAAGAAGCTCAATATGCTGTTGATAATCTCAAAGCTGATTACAACAAGAATGCTTTGAATAAAGCTAAAGATTATCGTAATCAACAAAATTTAAGTCCTGAACAAATTAGAGAACAATTAACCTCTCAAACTGGAGAATTATTTACGCCTGAAGAGGCTGATTATGCAATTCAACATTTAGGAGACTAAACAAAAAAACACGTACACCCCTATCGCCAAACAGTAGTGTACGTGCTCCATATATTAACAAGCGTTTTGTGCGCTTAAATTACATATCTAAGTATACCAGACCTGGATATGTCTTTAAACTATCTATATTTTTTACATGAAAGGTTAGGTTTAAACTAATTATGGCTGATATCGAAAAACGTGGCTCTAAGTACTTAGCCCGTGTATCATATAAAGAAAAAGGTAAATATAGAAGAAAAAGCAAAGGTGGTTTTACAACCAAAAGTGCCGCTAAAGCATGGATAAGACAACAAGAATCCGATAAAACCACTAGTCAATTCACAGTTGATAGTAAGCAGACCTTCCCCGATTATTTCCAATCATGGTGTGAATTATATAGATCGGACGTGAGTGATGCACAAAAGCGTTGGCATAAATTTGCTTACAACGTTTATTCAAAACGATTGAACAATGTTTCGTTAGCTAAATTAACGCGTCCGATATTGCAACGCTTCTTAAATGGCTTAGCAAAAGATTACGCTTTTAGTACTGTCAAAAAACTTAAGACATATCTAGTGCAGTCTATCAAAGGCGCTTTATATGATGGTTTGATTTCCACTGACCCGACAATTGGTTTAACTTATACGGGAAAAGATGGAAAAAATAAAGACTTAAAATTTTTAGAAGAACCACAAATGAAAGCGTTGATTGAATTTTTAACTAGCATTCCAATATTTGAACGCAGTGTTAGCGACATGATGATCATAATGGCGTTAAATACTGGCGCAAGATATGAAGAAGTCGCCGCCTTAACTTGGAGCGATTTAACTAGTAATTCTATTTCTATCAACAAAGCATGGGATCAAGTATCACACAAAATTAAAGAAACAAAAAATAAATCATCTAATCGTGTGGTAAGTGTTCCTAACAATTTAATTATTGATTTAAAAGCATGGTCTCCTGTTCATAACAATAATGACTTCATATTTTGTAATGAAGAAACTGGTTTGCCACAAACAAGTAATGCTGCTAATAAAAAATTGCAGAAAGTGTTAATTGAAATTAAATCACCTAAAAGGATTACCTTTCATGGTCTTAGACATACTCACGCAAGTTGGTTACTTTCAAATAATGTTGATGTTAAATACGTCTCTGAAAGACTAGGTCATTCAACAATTACCATGACATTAGATATATATACTCATCTATTACAAAAGACCAGAACCCATGAAGAGCAAAAATCAATTTCATTGTTATCACAACTATAA